AACACAGCCCGACATCCAAGAGGGCATCCCGTTTGTAGGTGCCCATAATGATACTAGCTCGCATCCGTCGCCTTCCTTCGCCAGAATGCTTGTAGGGTATGCCAGGGCCGACCGTCAAAGAACAGATCGAACCCGTCCCTCTCCATAAGTGCTTCCGCCCAGCCCACGCCTACTTCAATGGTGTAATCGTGCACGCCGATGACGGAGCCGGCGGGTATCCAGTTGTGAAAATAGGACAATTCCCGCGACTTGTTACCGCCGTCGCAGTAGACCAGCCCCGGACGCTCACTACCCATAGCCGCCGCTATCCTGTGGCGGTTGGCATCGGCGAACACATCGCCCACCACGCACTCAACAGGCAGCATCGCCAAAAAGTCACGGGTGCGCGCCTCTAGCCGGTCCACGATATCGAAGCTCAGCACGCGGGCGCGATTAAGACGCGCCCACGCGCCAAGCCACATAGTCAAACCACCCGTCGCCGTGCCGATTTCGACCACCACCTTGGGCTGTACCGCCGCCAGGACGTGCTCCCACGCCCACAGCGCCAGCGGTGATTGCTGGACCTGGACACCCCACAAGGTCTGGCATTGAACGGGTAACGGGTCAGGCAGTTTGAGTTGCATTTACACGCTCACCAACTCGGTCAAGCCCGCATCCGTCGCCAGCCCGTTATGGTCGCCACTGTTGGGCCCGGACAAAATGCCCACGACCGCCAGGTTGGTACCCGTGGTGCCATTGCCCGCCGTCACCAAACACTTGACGTAGCGTTTGATATCGCCACGGGTCAGGTCCACATCGAGGGCAAACACTTTGTCGTCCTCTGTGGCGGCAATCGCATCAGCCAACTCCGCCGAGGTAATCGCCGCATAGGTGCCGCCCGACGTGTCGCAGTGGTACAACGCCGGTGCTGCCGTGGTGGCAATGTCGGTGGTGCCGATTTCGATCAGGACTCGAAGGTGTGAGTACCCCTTCGTATCCACGTAGGTCAGGCCGGACGGTGCCCCGTTGTCCTTCAGTTGGGGCGGGACCAGAATCTTGTATTTCACTTGCTCAGCGTTTCGAGCAATAGACATGATATATCCTCCAAGTGGGGGTTTATGATGGTGTCAGGTTACGCCGAGTGTCCAGACAACGCACAGATCGGGCCGGCGTTACTGGCATCGCCGATACCAAAGACGTTGAACGCCACCCGTTCCAGGCCGCGTACCGCAATCTGGTCACTGGCGAAGTAAACGCTGCGGTCCTGCTCGATGGCCAGCGTGGCCCGGTTACCCATGTAGGCCCCCTGCGAGAGGTCGCCAAGGTAGGCGCTGAACGTGTCGGTCGCCATGGCGGACGGCAGCACGCTCACCAACTCCACCGGGTAGCCCAGCAGCATCTTCTGCGGGGCCGAATAGCCTTCCGCAATCGTGCCGATGGACGAACGGTTAGAACTGGACAGGCCCGCAATGAGCGGCCAGATGACATTGTAGTACCAGTACCGGTTCATGTACCACTTGCACCCGGTATCCGCAAAGTCGGGCAGCGAGCCCACCATTCGCAGCAGGTCGGCAAAGACCAGCTCGCTGTCCGCATTACCCGTGGCGTTGACCAGTCCACCGTAGGCGGTAGCGGCTGATCGACCGGAGAAGGACGGGTGAGCGGTAAAGGCCCCGGCCAGGCCGGTAATACCCCAGTACGTCGAAGTGCCATCACCCAAAAAGCCCGCCTGGTCTTCCATGTAGGCGAACTTGCGGGCGATACTTCGCCCCACGATCTCACCCACCGCCACAGCCGCATCTGCCGCCAACTCGCTCGAAATGGCACAGAGGGCAGCGAACTTCTTGGCGACAAGGGCCACGTTCGAGAACGTCGGATTGCTGGCGGTGATGGTTCCGGCCTCGCCCGGTACGTACCCGGTCACATCCGCATCCAACTTGGGCCAGGTGGCCGTTTCAGACCCCAAAGGCACGACCTGGGCGTTGGCCCGGAATTTACCATACGACTGCATCAGCTCAATAAGCTGGGGATGGAATTCCTCAGGCACCAACGCCCCACCAGTCGAGGTGGCCGATTCGGCCAGAGCCTTGACCTGGACGCCGCAATTCTCCAGCGCTTGCTTGCAATCGGCATTGCCACCGATATGGCCCATGATAAAGAGGCCGAACCGTTTGGCCGCCTCGCGCGTGGGCCAGACGCCCTTGTAGTCGCGCGGGGTGTAAATGTCGCTTTGATATGCCTTGACCAGTTTTCGCAGATCGTCCATTGCCGTCTCAGTGTCGGCAAAGGTCTTGGTGAGGTCCTCAATGTTCTTGCGCTGTGACTCCAGCGTTGCGTCCGTCTCCGCCGTCTTGGCCAAAGCGGCCTCCAGCGGGGCGAGACGTTCCGAGAGTCGCGTATCACGCTCTTCGATGGTCTTAAAGAGTTGCTCAATATCAGCAACCATGATGTGATCCTCCGTTATTGTGTAAATACGGGTGATTGTTTACGATAACGCTCCACATACTTGGTCACCCCTTGCTCGTCTGCCACGTCGCGCCGGTGCGGGTTGCCCAAAAGCTCGTCCGCGTATTCCTCAGCGCCCGGTACGGCCAGGTCGTCCATGTACGCTTTGATGCGTTCTAATAGTTGTTCGCTGTGCTCCCCCATCCCCTCACGTAATTGCTTAATCATCTGCTCCAGAGCGGTCAGCCGCCCCAGAATGTCCTGTGGGTCGAAATCACGTAGCCTCGCGTCCCGGTTACTGCCCACCGGCACCGCCGACAATTCAAGCAATTCTGCCTCCTGATGTTCGTAGACCTGCTTATCCCCGACGGTTTTCATGGCACCCACAGACGGCAAAAAACCGACGCTCACATTGCGCCAGGTGCCGTCCTCGTAGGCCGTGGCCCACTTCTGCGCCAATTCCCCCTTGCCCATCTTGAAAGCGATTTCGAGATTACCTTTTTTGTACTCTGCCGCCACCGGGTAGCCGATCATGGGCGGGCTGCCGTCGGACAACCGATGCAGGTGAGTGGCCAGAATAGCCCCGCCGGCCAGAAAGCCGGGCAGGGACTTCTCGAACGCCTTGGGCGCAATGGTCTCACCATCCCGGTCGATACTCGCCGTCGAGGCAATGGCGGTGATGACACCGCTGGCGTCCTTGCCCTTTAGCTGGGCGAAGGTGGGGCAATACTTGACTGATACGTCTGCCATGTGAGGAACCCTTTCGTCTCATAGTGTGCGGGATCAATCGCCCTCCCCCCCGCCAGCCTACCGGGCACTTCCAGACACCGGCAGTTAATAATCTCCTGGGGCGGCCCGCTGGGATCACACGGATGGGCCAAGGCATAGCCGCCCACCATGTACTTCTCGCCCAGCGGTATCCCGGTTTCCCCGTACCGCTGCTCGGCCTGCAAATGGCTCTCGCGGGTGTTGACGCGGGCGGATATCCAACGGCGCGTCTGGACCTTGGCCCGCTCAAAGGCCCGATGGCGGCCCATACTCACGCACTGGCCCGTCTCGGTACGGGCAATGGTCAACGCCCGTGTGCGGGCCTGTTTACAACTAGTCTTAATGGCTTCCTTGATGCGGTCGGTGAGTTGCTGGATGGTCTCGCCCTCCTGGGCCGATTCCACCATAGCCGCCCGTACCTTCTTTTCGATACCGCGCCGGACGGTCTCATTGACCTCCACAATCTTAACCGTCTTGATCTTCTTCATTGCCTCCAGGCGGGGGTCGGCCTCGCCAAACAACTGGGCGGCGTTGGCGTCCACCTCGTCCGCCCCCTGGGCCATGCCGAACGTGGTGGCCTTGTCGAAGTGCTTATTCGCCACGTCCCGGAGGTGCTCATTCCACTTCTTGCGGTCGGCGTCGGTGAACAGTTCGTTCAGGTTGGTGGTGGGGTCTTTGAGTAGCTTGGGCGGCGATAGGTGGGCCAGAATATCGCGCTCGACGGTGCGGAAGTGGTTACGCATCGTCTGGCGAAAGCCACGCTCCATCCCCCCCCAGCTCTTAACCCATGCCCGCCAGGTCTTAACCTTGTCCCGCTCCGTCCACTTGACTTCCGCGGCCTTGGTCGATTTCTTGGGCTTATCGCCCGCGTTGGCGTCCTGCAAGCGGTCCTGTTGGGCTTGTAGCTTCGCCTCGTCCTGGGCGGCCACAACGCCGTCGAGCACGTCTTGGGCGGGCACCAGGTTACGGTTAATCCACCAGTGATCACCCCACTCCGTATCCTCATAGCCGAGATCAAGCTTCTGGTTGACCTCGTTGAACGGCACGCCCCGGTCCATGAGCTCCTTGGCTTGCTCCAATTTGGCCGCGTAGAGTTTGGCGTAGATGGGGGCTGATTCGATATCCAACGTGGCAGTCAGGTTGGCGTCGAGACGCTTGGTGATACGGTCCAGCATGGAATTGATATCCAAGCAGAGGAAACGCATCGTGTTATTCCAGAACATTTCGAGTTGACTGTCGGCGTAGCCATAGTTAGCGTCTTCCGAAAGCCCCAACAACACCTTGGGCACCAGCCATACCGCCAATATCTCATCCCGCGACATTTTACGCAGGTCGGTGAATTGCATGTCCGAGTAGGAGGAGGCTACCTGCTGCCACTTGAGGCCGCCGTAGAGGATACCGGCCTTGCCGGCCATCTTGGCCCCCTGCTGGCGACTATTCCACCCTTGAAGCACCTGGGCCGCCTGTACCTCGTCCATCATGGACGGGTTGTTGTCCTCATAGAGCAATCCCCCCGGCTCCGCCCCGTTCTGCAAGCGGCTATTGTTGTAGGTGCTGGCCTGCCAGTCCTGGCTGACCGACAACGCCGCCGCGTCCAGGGGCGGGAGGCCCCGGTCAGCCTCATAGGGTGACCATTGGACTTGAGAAACCACTTCGTCGAGGGCATAGTCGCGGCTGTTGCTGCCCACCTGCAATCGCCACCCCGCCAGCGGCTGATTGACGTCCTCCGGGATGCGTTTGAGGTGCGACTTGCCCGCCACGTATTCGATGCGAAATGCCTTACCCTTGCCGTCCAGCAGCCAATGCCGCTCGCCCGACAACTCACCCCACCCCACCGTCTGGCGCAGGAAGTCAGGTAGCGTCATGCCCGCCGTGTTGTTCGGATCGCGCCACCAGTCAAAGACCGTGCCCGACTCAATAACATTCTCGCCCTTATCGGTCAACACCATCGGTAGGCCGCACACCAGATCAGCCAATAACTTAATGCACCGATAGACCCACACGCTTTGCTTGTACGGCTG